ATGCCGCGTCTCCTTCCTGTCACCATGAGGGCGGGAACATCGGACTGTAGATGATGTTCTGCCCGCCGAGGACCTTGCTCAGATGCTCGAATTCCCCATAGCATTTCGTGATGGTCTGCTGGATCTTCGTCTGCTGCGATGCGAGCTGCGCCGTGATGGACTTCAGCGATTCGACGGTGTCGCCCTGCTGGCCGACGATGCCGGTCAAGGTCTCCTGCTGCCGCTTGAGCTGGTCGCTCTGCTGTTTGAGCTGGTCCTGCTGGGTCTCGAGCTGCCTCTGCTGCTTTTCGAGCGTTTCCTGCTGCCGCTGCAGCTGGTCGAGCATCTGCTGCTGGATGGCCTGCATCAGGGCCTGCCCCTTCGTCACGTCCTCCAGCTTCGACGTGATGTTCGAGAGCTCCGTGCCGGTCGGACGGTTCGCCTCCCTTTTCTCGGCCTCGCGCCGCCTGGACTCCCGCAGAGAGCGTGACAGCCAGTCCCCGCCGCCCGACGCGACCACACGCGTCAGATCCGTGATGGGGGCGTCCAAAGGCTCGCCCTGGTCCTCGCGCACCGACGCCTCGATGGACTCCGCGAGCAGCGCGTGCCCGTCGTCGTTCGGCAGCCCGCCCGACGAGCACAGCACGGGGTCGCTGCCGCACACCTTCCACAACCCGTCGCACACGAGCGCGCCCGCGTCCCCGGCGCCCAGGCGGATCGCGGTCCACACGAGCTCCATGCGCTCGAGCGCGGTGTCGTCCAATCCGGTCAGGCAGCCGGGGGCGACGCCGGCCACCACGCGGGCCCCGGGCCATGCCTTCGCCGCCGCACGGACGGCGGCCGCCGTGGCGGAGCGCATGCTGCCGAGCGAATCGTAGGAGTCCGTGATGCCGGCCATGAGGAACACGTACGCCACGCCGGCCAAACCGAGCTTCGAGGCCGCGTCGACCTGCGAGCCGACGTCCGGCTCCGTGGCGAATCCCACGCCCGTGGCTGCGTGGTTCTCCTCCACGAGTCCGAGCGCCTTGCTCGTGAGCGTGGAATACCGGTGCGCCGCGTCGGACGCGCCGCCGCCCGCGCACGTACCATCGCCCAGCCACAGCGCGGTCCCCTGGGACGCTTCCACCGAAGCGAATGCATCGTCATCGGCCATGGTCAGCTCCTTTCCTGCGCGCCGACCGTCACCCAGTCGGAATCCGACGTACCGGACACGTCGGTGACCTTCAATTGGAGCAGCGTGTCGCCGAGGAAGTCGTCGGCCACGCGCACGTCCACGAGGTCGCCTGGTTCCGGGCAGTGTTCCTCGCCGACCTTCAGCTTGAATGTTTCGGATGGGAAGGCGTTCCGTTGCAGGTCGGCGATGGCGTATGACTGCAGGGTCTTCATGATGGACACGGTGGTGTGTTCGGTGTCCTTGCCCATCATGAGGGGCCAGCCCTTGCCGGTGAGGTTGTCCGCGGTCCGCCGGCACATGAGCGTTTTGTCGTTGTCCTTGCCGCCGGTGAGCCAGACTTGCGAGGTGAGGTCGGCTCCGTCGTCGGTGAGGGAATCGAGGATGATCCGGCTGTCCGGGATGACGGCGTTCCATCGGTCTGTCGCTGCCCGGTCGGCCAGCGTCTGGCCGGTCGCGGTGAAGTCGAATGTGATGGATCCGTCGTCCCTGATGCGAGGGGCGAAGCGTATCTCGATGCCGTTCTCGAGGTTGGTCAGGTCGGTGAGCCGGTCGGCGACGGTGGCCAGATCCCACGCGTAGTAGGTGCGGGTCAGGCTGCCCTTGCGGACGAATCCGGGCAGGGTGATCGGCAGCATGCCCCACTGCAGGGCCTCGTCGACCAGCTGGCAGGCGATGTCCCTGTAGTACGGGCCACGCAGGGTGAGCGCGAGGTCGCCGGCTGGCTTCTGCTCGTCCACGACGACGCTGTGGTCGCGCCAGGACGCCGCGAGCTGTCGGCCGATGACAAGTCGTTTCGTCAGGAGAGTGAGACCGCCGCCTACGGTCAGGGTGACTTTGCGGTCGGAAGCCGCCCATTTGACATACGTCAGCGGTCCGGCGTGAGCTGGCCCTTGTGCCGGCAGGTAGGCGATGATGACGCGCCATGGCTGCAGCAGCCCCCGGGCCCCCATATCGCGCAGCACGTCGGTCATCGCGAGTTCGGCGCTCATGCCGCCCTCGCGGTTGCGGGATTCCTGCCACGAGCACGAGGTGAACGGCAGGCGCGTCACATGTTTGCCGGTGGTGATGTCGTACACGTGCATTTCGGCGGCTTCCATGCTTCCTCACTTCCATGCCGGCCGCAGCAACACCACGGCCTTCGCGTCGATGTTTCCGGCCTCGACCGTCAGACGTTGCGTGCCTGGCGGTATCGGGAACGCGTGGTCGTCCGTGACGGTGCCGCGGCTGGGGACCATGTCGCGGAAGTCGAGGTCGAGGCCGTCCTTCTCGTCCCCCTGCCAGACGACCAGGCCATCCGCGCCGCCGTCGGAGAGCCGGATCTTGAGCGTCTTCACCGGCCCGTCGATCCTGACCCGCGGCCATGTCGGCGCGTTGCCGCCGTTCACGACCAGGCACGTGGACGAGGATGCCTGGAACGACTGTTCCGGCCCGTATTTGAGAGGGTCCGGGCAGGTGACGATCAGTGTCACGTCCGTGACGCCGAGATCGCTCGACCAGCTCATCTGGCTCGAGAGATAGCAGTCGGATTGCCGTCGCCCGAGCGCGTCCTCCACTTGGAGGGTAAGACGTTGGCCGACCATCGCGTTGAGCCGGTCGTTGAGCAACGCCAGTTCGAGCGAGCTTGACCCGTCGTGCTGCACGACACGGCCGCGGATTGTGACCACGCGCGGTTTCAACGTCATTCTGGACGGCCAGTAGGCGCCGTCCGCCTGCGGACGATCGGTCGGCGATTCCCGTACCTCGGCCGCCGTATACCAGCCATCCGTCGAGTTTCTTGCCAGCGTGACCTCAAACGGATCATGCAACGTGGCAAAGCGGTTCTGCGGACTGCCATCCACGAATACGACGGGTTCCAGACCACTGTCCAGCGGAGGCGTCAAAGCGATCCTCACTGCCTCACCCCCAGCTCTCGTCGGATGATCTCCACCGTCTCACGTGCCACGACCTCCGGGCTCTTCGACCCTGCAACGTTGACCGTGACATTGGTCACCGATGGCTGCATGGCCCGACCCTGGGGGACGGTCTGCGCGGCGGGAACCTTCGAGAACACCTCGCGTGGGATGGCTCTTCGGTTCAGCGCGTCCATGAAGTCGACGCCGTAATAGCTGGTGGCGAGTGCGTTTTCGACGTATTCGCCTCGTGCGATGCGGCCGTTGTCGAGGTAGACGCTGTCGCTGGTCGCGGTGCCTGGCGCCCATTTCGGGTCGACGTAGCCGTTGAAGGCGTAGCCTCCGTTGGCGTATCTGAATTGGTTGCCGTCGTAGAGGCCGCCGGTGGCTCCTGTCGGGATGTTGCCTGTGGCGTTTTTCGGACGGTATCCGCTGGATGAGTATGTGCCCCCTGATTCGTCGACGTAGCTTCCGTGGATTTGGAAGTATTTGTCGGCGATCTGGTAGTTGCTCAGGTTGGCGAGCACGCTCATGGCGGGTGAGCCGTCGGCAGCGACGATGAATCCTTTGTCGTTGAGTTTCCATCCTTGTGTTTGAAGGAATTTGTTCATCGCGTCGGAGTTGTCGCCTTTGAGGTAGCCGGTTTTGTCGTCGATTTTGGCTCCGTTCGCGATGGCGAGGGCGATCATGTACTGGTCGCTGTCCAGGGTGAGGGTGCCGGTTTTCGGGTCGATTTCCGCGTTTGCGGCTTGGGCGATCTTTTTCATCAGGTCGGTGTTGTCTCCGCTGATGGTGACGTGCTTGCCATCCGGTGTCTCCTTGGCCGCGAGTTTGACCTGTTCGAATTTGGCAACGGCGTCGCCGGTGACTGTGACTTCGATTGTTTTCGAGTCGGGGGTGGCTTGCAGGCTGTTGACGAGGTCGTCGACCGCTTTGCGGGTGAGTCCGTAGGCTTGTGCGGCGGCCTCGGCTTCCTCCGGTGTTTTGCCGAGGGATTGCATGAGACTGGTGAACGCGTCGTGCGCCTTGTCGATGTTCGGGTAGATGTCGTTGAGGCTGTCTCCGTTCTGGGCTTGCGCTTTCGCGCATTTGAGCGCCGCGTCGGCGATGTCGTTCAACGCGCTCTGGTTCTTGCGTCCTGCTTCCGTGGTCAGGTCGAGGGTTTTGGCGTTCTTCCCGATGGTGTCGTTCGCGGATGCGATCTTGTCCGCAAGGTCGACTTGCGCATCGGATGAGCTGATGGCGAACCCGTAGTAGGTTTCCATCGCGTCGATGACTTCGGACAGTGCTCCTGCCGTGTCGCTGACGGCGTCCTTGGTCGCTCCGAACGCCTCGGCGAGGATGTCGTCGGCGCTGGCCGCATCCTGCGAGCTGGCCGCAGATTGGTTGGCCGCGTCGGCTCCTGTCAGGAGGGCTCCGGTCTTGTCGAGGCTTGCCTGGGTGGCTTCCTTGTCGGCTTGTGCGAAGTCCGTGGCCGCGGATTCGCTGGCCTTGTAGTTGCCTTGCAGCTCCGTGAGGCTTTGGGAGATGACACGGTATTCGTTGCTTGTGAACAGTTTGCCCTGGTCAGTGAGTTGTTTGCGATAGGATTCGATCGCCTTGTTGACCTCGCCGACGGCGTTCTTCTCTCCCTTGATGGCGTTGATGAATGTGGCGTGTTTGATGCCGACCTTGTCAACAGCCTGCCACACGTTATCGTATCCGCTGGTGAGCCTGCCAAGCCAATTGTCGGTGATCTTCGCCCCACTGGAATCGGCCAATGTCTTCTCATAGTATTGAGCCGCCGACGCTCCGTCCTGCAGTGCGGTCGACAGCTGCGTGGCACGCTCCTCGGCTTTCTGCTGTTCGGAGATGAACGTTCCCAGGACCATCGCGGCCGGCGCGATGGCGACGCCCCATGGGCCTCCCAGCAGGTCGATGACGCCGGAACCGGCCTTTTTCAAGCCGTTGAGCGCGGTCTCACCCTTGCCGAGAGTGATGGTTCCGGTGGCGATGTCGCTCATGGCAGCGCCCATGGACGAGCCGACCTGCATCAGTCCTTCGGCCAGTTGCGGGGCGGCCGTCCTGGCACGCTGGATCGGGTCGATGAGCATGGCGATCGCGTTGCCGGCCGTGCCGGAGGTTTTCTCCAACGACCCCAACGCCTTGTGCAATGCGATGGCGCCGCCGACCGTGGCGGTCATGGCGAGCGCGCCCTGCTGGACCGGGGCCGGCAGGGACGAGAATGCGTTGACGAGCGTGTCCAATCCCTGTACGAGGTTGCGGAGCACTCCTTGAGAGCCTTCGCCGAGATTGACCATCATGGTTTCGAAACTGCCTGACAGTTGTTCGATGTCGCCCTTGAGGTTGTCGTTCTTCTTCGACGCGACGTCGGCCGCGAATCCGCTGTCGGACACGGCTTTCGTCCATCCGGCGATGCCGTCGGAGCCTTCCGAGTACAGGACGTTCGCGGCGCGCACGGCGTCGGAGCCGAAGATGATGCTCAATGCGGCGTTGCGCTGTTCCTGCGTCAACCCGCTCATCGAGGTCTTCAGCTGGCCGGCGAAGTTCTCCAGGCCGACGAACTGGCCGGACGCGTCGTATGCGCTGATGCCCAGCTCGTCCATCTGCGCCTGTGCCGCCTTGGTGGGGTTGGACAGGCGTTGGAGCATCGTCTTCAACGAGGTGCCCGCGTCGGAGCCGATCATGCCGGCGTTGGCGAACGCGGACAGTGTGCCGACTGTTTCGGTCATGCTCACGCCCATGCTGTTCGCCATCAGACCGGCCTGGTTCAATGCGAGGCCTAGGTCGTGCGCGGATCCGACGGCCTTGCCGGCGCCGGCGGCCAGCGCGTCCGCGACCTTGCCCGCGTCGGAGCCCTCGAGGTTGAACTGCTTGAGCGTGGTGCTCATCAGTTCTGCGGCCTCGCCGACCTGCATTCCGTCGGACGCGGCCAAGTTCAACGCTCCGGACAGGCCGCCGGAAAGGATGTCCGTGGTGGACAGGCCGGCCTTGCCCAACGCGTCGATGCCGTCGGCGGCTTCGTTAGCGTTGTAGACGGTGTCGGCGCCCGCTTGGATGGCGGCGGCGCGCAGCTTCTGCATGTCGCCGTCGGATGCCTGCAGGTCGGCTTGGATGGTGCTCATGCTCTGGTCGAAGTCCGCGGCCATCTTCGTGGCCGAAACGCCCAAAGCGACGGCGGCCAATCCCATTCCCGCCATAAGATTCGTGGCGATGCGGGATTTACTGCCCGGCTTCTCCAACGCGGTGGAGAGCTTCTCCGCCTGCGTGCTCGCGGCGGCCATCTTCGTGGAATAGTTGGAGGTATCGGCCGACAGGCGGATCATGATGTTCTCGTTCAACGCCATTGGACGGCTCCTTCTTCATCAGTTTCTCGGGATGAGGTTCGCGGTCTGCGCGTGCGGGGCGAGCACCGTGCCGGATTCCTCGTATTTGCGCATGGCGCGTTCTCGCTGGAACGTGATCCAGCAGGTCTCAACCTGCGCTCCGGCGAACAGCCGGTCCACCTTGCCCTGGTCGTGGCACAGGTCGACGCTCAGTCCGCACAACGGACATTCATGGAGTTTCTCGTACATGTCGAGCGCGCGCATCCAGTCGCGTTCGGTCTCATCCCATTCGATGGAATCATCCTCCGAAGGCATCCATCCGAGCCATCGTTTCAGACTGATGCCGAGACGTCGCGCGCACCGCAGGTCGTTGATCAGGGCCGGCGCATGCTCGAGCCGGTCCGCTAGGCCAGCCGCGTCAACTCTTTTGGGATTTCGACCACCGGGGTGTTGAGCTCCTGCACGGTCTGCATGAGTGCATTGACTTGACTGTCGGTCATCGAATCGATGAGATTAGAGAACTCCTCGCCGGTGAACTCCACATCATCGCCGTCCGCCCATTCGGCGGATTCCATCATGAGCGGCGCAGCTTCCTTCGCGATGGCGGGAAGGTCCTTGACCACCCGCCCCTGCACGGTCCTGGAGTTTTTGAGGGTGATCTGCGCCCACTGGCTGGAATTCAGTCCGCGGAGCGTGACAACGAGCGTCCTGTGTTCGACGCTTTTCAACAACGAGTCCAGCTGCTTGCGGATGGCGTCCTGCTCCTTGCGGCGTTCGGACGCCTCTGCCTCGGTCGAATCCGCCGTGGCATCAAGCTCGATGATCCTGTTACCGAGGCGCACGCTTTCCGCGAGTGCCTGCATGTCGGTGATGATGCGGTGTTGGCCGGTCGGGCGGGTGATGGTGATTTTCAATGTGTTTGTCCTTGTCCGTTTGTTGGTCCGTTCGGTTTTGGTGGCGCCCCGTGTCGGACGGACCCGGATGCACGGGGCGCTGTGGTGGACTACTCGCCGGCCGCTGCGGTGACGGTGATGGTTTCTTCCTTGCTGCATGGGTCGGCGCTGAAGTTGATGGTGCTCATCTGGCGGCTGTTGATGCTGTGGGCGACCGGGATTTTGATGCCGATGGTCACGAGGTACACGGAGATCACGTCTCCTGCCTCGAACGGGGCGTCCACGGTCTTTCCTCGGCGGCGGACGATCCAGCAGCGTTTGCCGCAGGTGAGCGCGTCGACGGCCTTGTTGTATTCCTTCGCGTCGGTGGTGTTGACGTTGTCGATGAGGTCCATGCTGCCGTCGGTGAATTTTTCCTGTCCGGGGATCTGTCCGACGGTCGCGGAGGATTCACGGTCGTCGTCGATCATGTCCTGGCTGTGGGTGAGGTGCCAGCCGGTCGCGGACAGGTAGGGGCTCAGGTCGAGGTTGTTGGAGCCGTTCAGTTCGGTGGTGGTGGGGTTGGTGTAGTCCTTGATGCCGGATTCCTCGACCATGATGGTTCGGAATTCGCCGTCTCCGAGATGTGCTGGGACTTTCTGCATGGTGTTTCCTTTCATGTTGTTTCCGGCCAGCCGACCCGCCACGTGAGCACGCGCATCATGTATGGCGTGCCGGTGTCCGGGTCGGTCAGGTCGCTTGGGGTGCTGCCGGTGTCCACGTCTCCGATGAGCGGGGACAATCCCTGCATGTCGGGTCGGGCTCCGTCGAGTCTTTCCGTGAGGATCGAGGCGAGTGTGTCGACGCTTGTCTGGCTTCTGGCCACGATACGGATGTCGAGTCTGCCGATGTGCAGGTCGGTGGATTGGCTTTCCGTGTGCGTGCGGCTGGTTTCCGTCAGGCCGATGACGACCCATGGCGGGGTTTTGCCTGCGGGAGCGACGCCGTCCGTGTACACGTCCCAGCCGTGGATGTCGCCGATGAGGTTGAGGACGGACTCCCTGACTTTCATGTAGTCGGTCATAGGCTCGTCCCGGCTTCCTCGACGTATCGGGCGGTGGTCTCGAACTCCTGTTCGCCGTGTTCATAGAATCGGTGGGTGCCTCCTCCGCCGTGGGCGCCTCCGAAGAACGCGATGTTGGCGAGGCCGCCTGCTGTCTTGACCGGCGCGATGTCCGCCTCGACCCTCATGCCTTCGGTTTTGATCTCGTAGGCGATGGGTATTCGGCGGAAGCTCGAATGGCTGCTCGACGCGAGATCCGCTTTGACCGCGGTTTTGATGTTCTGCGCGCCTTTCTTGACGGCGTTGGCCGCTTTGATCGGCGCGCGGACGCTCGCGACGGTGAGTTTTCTCGCCAGTTCGTCGAGCTCATGGGAGTCGATGCGCACTATGAGCCTCCTTCCATCGGGATCTCCTGCACGTTCCATCTTCTGGCGGTGGCGTGCGTCTTTTCGGATTGCATGTTCACGAGCCGGTATCGGCGTCCGACGAGTGCCGGGTCGGCCGATTCCACGACCATGGCCTCGTATCCCTCGCGCGGCGTCGTGGCAGTGACGGGAAGGTGGAGGTAGAGGCCCCATTCGGGGATGAACGCTCCGACTGAGCCGTCGCCGTTCACGTTGTGCTGCTGTCCGGCGATGCCGCCGGCCGTCTGCACTTTTCCCTTGCCGTCGTAGACGACGTGTTGGGACACGGTTTCGGCTCCGGTGGACGGGTCGACCGTGATCGTTCCTGGCGCGGTGACGCGTATCCGGTCGGTCATGAGGTTTTCCGCCCATCGGCGCATTCTCGTCAGCGTCCTGTTGCTCATCCCGTCACCTTCATCATGAGGAACGGTTCGCCGTCCTCGTCGTCCGTCCAATACCGGCTCATGTCCGTGTTGGCGGATTCGTTTCTGGTGGAGTGCAGGATTCCGAGGCCGGCGATGGCCGGGGACTGGTCGGCCACGAGCTGGTCGAGCGTCTCCTTCTCGCTGGCGGTCAGGTAGGCGCCGGCCTCGTCGACCTTCCGGCTTCCGCCGTCCATGGCGTCGTCGATCTGGCGCGTCCACTGCGTTTCCGCGTTCGGATTGCTCCACAGGCGGCCGGCGCAGGTGATGCACACGTCCTGCAGGTCCTCCGGCAGGTCCGGTCCGGACCATTCGCGCCGCGTGTATGCGCGGATGCGGTTGGATGCGAATCTGAGCGCCATGGCGGCGCGTTTGCCGTCGGCCGACGTCTCGTCGATGTCCTCGCCGAGCCATTCGGCCAGTTGCGGGATGGTGGCGAATGGTTCACGCGCCATCATGCGCCTCCTCGTCAGCGGGATTCGGAAGAGGCGACCGCGGCCGGGACGATGAATCCGGCGGGATACTGCGTGCCCTTCTTGGCCACGCGGGTGACGGGGTTGGCGACCTGGAAGCCGACGCGCATGACCACTCGCATGATCTGGCTGTCCTGCTGCATCGCGTTGTACACGATGGCGCCGTCGGAGTTGGAGATGACGCCCTGGTCGAACACCTTGTAGGTGATGTCCTGTCGGATGCCGACGATGAATTTCGACCAGTCGGCGGCCAGAAGCACCGCCTTGGAATCGTCCCAGCTGCCGTTGAGGACCTCGTTGCACGGGTATCCGTACAGGTTGGCCGGCTGCTTGTCGGTCAGGTTCGGCGTGTAGATGGGACGGTTGTTCGCGTCGCGCAGTTCGGTCAGCTCCCAGTTGAGGCCGGGCTTGCTGGCGAAGCCGTTGATTGCGTAGCCTTCCTTCGCGAGGGTCTTGCCGAGGGACGCCACGTCGGCGGCAAGGTCCTTGCCGGTGCCCTGGGTGATGGTGTTCTTGGCGTTCTTCGCGCCAGCGAGGATGTCATTGCCCCACGTGGACGGCTTGTCCACGCCGAAGATGGCGGCTTGGTCGATCTTCTTGCCGAACGCCTCGGCGATCAGCGGCTTCATGGTCTCGAACAGGTTGATGGACGCGTCCTCGCGTACGGAGTCCGGAATCGGGACGAGTACCGCGAGTTCCTCGGCAGTGATGTTCACATCCTCCCAACCGCTCTTGGTGGTCTCCTTGAGTCCGCCTTCGGACACCCAGTAGGCTTCCGGAAGGGTGGCAAGGACCGGCTGGGTCTTCTTCTTGGTACTCATCCTCATACGCTTCGCGCGGGTGAGCATGACGCTCTTCTCCGGCATGGTCTGGATGATCTCCTGGCTGATCTCGTCGGGGATGAGGGCCTGTCCGAGGTCGTTGCGCTGGATGCTGGAATTGAAATTGTCTGCCATTGTCTGCTCCTTGTATGGCGGTCAGTCGTTGTTGTCGAAGGCGTCGCGCATCCAGTCGGACGGACGTGACGGCTTGGTCGGGTCCATTCCTCCCGTGGGCTTCGCCCGGTTCGCCGGATTGCGAAGATCCGGCTTCTGCTGCGCCGTGGCCTGCGCGGCGTATCGCGCGGCGAGCTTCGCCGCCCTCGCCTCGATTTGCTCCGGGGTTCCCTCTCCCACCAGTTCGCGGTCTTCGGCCGTCAACCGCGGGTGAGCGGCGAGCGCGCGGCTCCAGGCGTTGTCGGCTTCGAGGCGTGCGATCTTCTGGTTGGCTTCGTCGAGGTCTCGTTGGGTTTTCTCCGTTTCGGTGAGTTTGGCGTCCTCGTATGCGCGGTTCTTGTCGGCGAGTTCGCCGTTCTTGTGTTTGAGGGTGCCGTTTTCCTCGCGGAGGTTCTGGATGAGTTTCCATGCGGTGGCTGGGTCGAACTGTTGTCCTTCGCGTTCCCATGGGGCTTGCGGTTCCTGCTGGCCGTCCGTCTGTCCTTCCGTGTTGTTCGCGTCCGGTTCGGACTGTTGGGTGCCGTCGGGTTCGTTCTGGACGTTGCTGTCCTGCTGGTTGTCGTCTGCCACTGTGGGCTCCTTCCTTTTGTTGCCGCCCGTCCTGCGGGCATGAAAAAAGCCCGTCGGGGCTTCCCGATGGGCTAAAGATGTGATGTTCGGCTTTTAGGCTTCCGGCATTGGCTTGAGGTTTCTGCGGACCTCGTTGGAGATATACTTGTCGAGATCCGTGTTGGCTTCCCACTGCGCTTCGCCGGTTTCGACGTTGACGAGGATGTATGCCGGCGGGCCGTAGCATCCGCCTTTTGCCATTCCCGGCCAGGTGTAGTAGTAGAGTGCCAGTCCGCCGTAGATTCCTTCGGGCTCGTGCAGTATGACGCCGTGATGCTTGGCGAATTCGTCGGCGGCCTTGTCCAGTTCGCGTCTTGTTTTCATCGTCGCATCGCCTTCTTCGGTTTGATGATCTCGTACGCGTGGTCCCTAACGATGTCCTTGTCGTCGACACGGAACATGCGCACGCTTCTCACATCGATGATATCCCTATCGAGGTAGTCATCCAATCTGGATATTTTGCCGTTCTGCGGGTCTATGACGACGGGTTCGCCTCCGTTGGCGCGTGCCGAGGGGCGTTCGATGATGACGATGTGGCCCTGCGCATGCTGGTTCGTGTATCCGAAATGCATGCACCAGCGCTGGCCGATGCCGACATGCCGTTCAATCCTGTCAACGACATTGCCGCGGTTCGGACTGCCGACGGCGAGGATACGTGGATGCAGCCCGGTCGCGCGGTCCACCCACATGCTGTTCGGGTTTTCCGACAGTCTGTCCTGCGTTGAGCTGGTCCTCGCCCTGGCCTCGACGTCGTAGCCTTTCCTTCGGGCGTCATATGCGACGACGCACGACTGGCAGTTGGTGGAGCATCCCCACTTGTTGTCGGCGAATCCGGGATTGGACGTTCCCCTGTCGGCCTGCGTGATGCTCATCGGCTTTCCGGGATGCGCGAGGACCTTGGAGAGTTCGGTTTCGCGTTTCCTGAGGACCTCCCTGCGTTTTTCGGCGCGTTCCTTGCTGATTTTCGCACGGTATTCGGGCGTGCTTCTGTAACTGTGCGAGTCACGGTAGTCTCCGGTCCTGCGCATGACCGGCAGAATCTGGTCGTATGTTCTCGCGGTGCCTTTGGGCAGGCTTTCGGCGGCCTCGTAGTAGTTGTCGATCCACTGTTTCTCCTTGTCGGAGGGGTTCCAGTCGCCGTACACCACTTCGACGGTGCATCCGCAATGCGGATGGAACTTCTCGCCGTCCGTCTGGCGGCGCAGGGCCTTCTGTTCGCTCGTGTACACGGGGCCGCGGCTGCAAAGCATCGCGCAGAACGCGCATGGATGCCCGTCGGACACGCGCCGCCATCCGATGGCGCGCGCGTCCTTGGCGGCCCACTGTTGCAGGGTGAGGCGTCCTCCGGTGAGCACGGCCTCGTGGAACATGCCGATGAACAGTTCGCGTGCGGCCGCGTACGCGGCCTCCTGCGTCTGCCCCATGGCCACGTGCCACAGGATGTTCGCCACGCCTCCCCATTCGAACTGTTTCCCCGTTTGGCTCCGGTTGAAGCGGGGCACTCCGACCTGTATGTCGCCGTCGCCCGTCTCGGCTTTGCGGAAGCGAGGCAGGTATTGGGCGGCCGTGTCGGCGCTGACCTTCCACCATTGTCCGAGCAGGTCGAGCATCGCCCTCTTCCAGATCGGCTGCGTGCGGTCGAGGTCGTTCACGTCGAGGGTGTTGTCCCACACGCGTCGCATCTGGCTGTCCGCGGTGATGGCGAGCGCGACCTGTCGTCTGCGGTGCTGGTCGGTCAGGAGGGTGCCTTTAGCTGTTGATGCCATCGTATGCCCCGTTTCCGTTGAGTTGTCCGATTTGGATTTGGGTTGCGATGTCGTCGGCTGTGGGGTGTTGTGCGGCGTATTCGCGCCATGCGTCGGCTTGTGGTTTGGAGATGCCGGGGATCATGTCCCAGACGAGTTGGTCGGGGACGTGGAGCATTTGGACGGCTTTGCCGAGTGCGTCGACTGCTTGGCTGATGGTTCTTGTGTCGGTGTCTTCCCATTTGGGGAAGAGGTGGAAGTTGGCGGCGTCGTCGGGTCGGTTTTCGGCGGCTGAGGCGAGTCGGAGCGTGTCCATGTGGCTGATGCCGAAGGCGCGGCGGCGTTCGTTGCGTTTCGCGTAGAAGCCCGCTCTGGATTCCTCGATGCCGGCGTCGCCGACGTTGGTCATCTTGCCGAACGCCGTGGTCGGGGTTTGGCTGACGGCGGCGAGTTCCTCGACGTCGCTGGTTTTTGCTGCGACGATGTTGGCGAGGTCGGTTTCGGGGAGGCTGCCGAATTTCACGTCCATGCCTCCGGCGAGGACGCTGTCGTGTTCGATCTGGAGTTTTTTGGCTTCCTTTTCCGCTTCGGTCAGTCCGCTCATGTCGAGGCCGGTGGCGGTTTTGACTTTCCAGCTGTTGTAGTGCTGGGCGAGCATGCGGTCGTAGTTGTCCTTGTTCAGGCGGCTGGCCATGCGGATGTATGGTTCGACCTCTCCGGGCACGCGGCCCTGCAGGTCGCGTTGGTTGCAGTATCTGACGATTGGGCATACCGGGTTGCCGTCCGGTGCGGTCACGCCGTGTGGCGTCTGTCCGTCGAATTGCCATGTGCCGCCGGTTTTGCGCCATGTCCAGATGTTCCGTGAGTCCCAGAGCTGGTATTCGACGGCATGGTCGTCGAGTTTGCGGCGTCGCATGAAGATCTGCGGCCAGTTGTCGGATGCGGGGTCGTCGTAGAGGGCGATCGCGTCGCGGGGGCTCCAGCAGTCGATGCGGGCGTGGAGTTCGTCCGACGATTCCTCGCCCCGGACCGCCGTGTATGCGGTGCCGTAGGCGATGGCCTCGCGGTGCAGTGCGATCTGGCGTTCGCCCATGCGGTTGCGCTGCCATGGCTCCCAGAAGCGTTGAGCGTCCCCGGTGTCCTGCGTCTCGGAGTCCACGCCTTCCAGGTAGAGGGTCTGGGCGAGCGTGGTGACGACGAGGCCGAGCCATGGGGTCTCGCCCATGTCGCGCAGCATGCGGTGTTCCATGGTCGCCCCGGCGTTCAGGCGGATGGGCTTGGGGTTCCACCGCCACCAGCGGTCGATTCTGTTGAGTTTCGGCGTCTCGTTGTCGAACGCCGGGATGAGCAGCGTGCTCAGCGCTTCGAACGCCTGCTTCTCGTTGTCGTAGCCGGTGGTCACCATAGCTGTCCTCCTCCGCTTCTGGAGTTCCTGTTCAGGTATTCGCGTCTGACCATGCGCGCTCCGATGGCGCATATCGCGAGGTCGATCTTGCGTTTCGACTCGCGGCTTTCCTTGGCGATGCTCATGCCGACCCTTGTGGGCTGGCGTCTGGCGTTGAGCATATGCAGGCGCAGCCTGGCGTCGCCGTCGTGGGGGAAGTCTCCCTCCGCGATGTCGGTGTACGCCTGGTCGACGGCGGTGACGAACCTACGTTGGATGTCCGTGTTGATCATGTCGAACATGACGGCGTGCCTGTCCCGGCCGGACGGGACGGCCCATGTCTTGAGCCGGCGCCCGTAGTCGCGGTGCCACCGGTCGAACAGGGCATCCCAGTATCTCAGGCCTGTTTCGGAGTCCAGCACGTGGCTGGGGTCACCGAAGAATCCGACCACGTCGTACGCGTGGAACGCCGCGCGCACCGCGTCGTCGACGCTTTCCCTGGGCACGCGCCAGTCCTTTCCTCGCTCACCGGCCGGTTTCTGCCACAAGCCCAATGGTTTGACGAATCCGTCGGAGACGCGGCAGGCCACGAGCGCCGTGCTGTCGTCGTTGAGCGAGCAGTCGAGAAACATGCTGATGCGCTCACCGTGTTCGAGCGAAAGCTCCTGGTGTTCGTTCTGGTCCCATTCCTGGTGGGTGACGAACGCGTCTTCCGGCGCGGTGGACTGGTTGTACCATTTGCGCCGGGATTCGCTCACCGGGTTCTTCGGGTTGAGGATTTCCTTGCTGATGCGTTCGATGGACAGCCAGGTGCTGTCGCCGCGCACGTCCTCGATGACCTTGCCTATCGTGTCCTCGGTCATCGGACTGTCCGGCGCGGCTTCCAACGAGTCGTAGAGCAGTCCGAAGTCCATGTATTTCGGACGCTTGCCCTCGTCGTCGCTGTCGGGGTCGCCTTGGGTTCCGTCCCATGCCTCGCGCACCCTCTGTCCGACGCTGTCCTCGCCATCGCGGTAGGCGTTGCAGATGTCGAGCATCTTGACCGCGACGCCCTCCTCGCGTTTGGCCGCGTTGCCGGAAAGCACGCCGTCCATGTCGCTGCCGCCGTTGGACGAGTTCCAGTTCTGCGTCTCGTTGCGGATCACGAATGTCGGACGTCCGCCCTCCAACGCCAACGGCGAGCTGGTGACCGCCTCGATCTGCCGGCTGTCTCCCATCGCGTACATGTTGAGCTTGCCCAATTGGATGCCGTAGTACTTGCGTGTGGACGCCGGCAGGAGGCCGGGCAGAAGCTTCATGGTGTTCTTGGTCTGTTCCTGGCTGACCGCGCACACCTGCACCCACGCGTTCGGCTCGTCCCTGCCGACCGGATCTCCGCTCTCGGGATCCCAATGGTCGAACGTCAATGGGGCGAAGCACGCGCCGCATGCCCCTCCGGCCGCCATCGGGTCCTTGCCCCAGCCTTTGAGCCGCTGCAGCACGGCGTTGTCGTGCAATGGGCGTCCGTGGTCGTCCAGGGCCCAGAACCACAGCCAGAAACGCGCTTGTTCGCTGGTCCACTTCCACGGCAGTCCTTTGGATGAGTCGCGAAGCCAGTAGCCGCTCCATCCGAGGAACTGCCAGCCGAGCGTCACCCGCGGAAGGATCCACCCATGCTCGTCACGGCGCCATGTCGGTCCGATGAGTATCGGGTCAGTGTTCCATTGCGGCGCCGGTTCGTCGGCGAGCATGTCCCTATACCAGTCGGAGATCTCGCGGATCTCGCTTTCGCGGCTTGGGATGAACGCGGCGGCCTTCAGGTTGCTGCGTAGTCTTGCCATCAGCCGTAGGCTTTCTCCCATTTGCTGTCGTGCCATCGTTTGTTGACGGTGGCGCGCATCTGGCTGGATCTGCCGCCGTCCGCCGAGGCGTCCTCGGACTGTTCCTCGGGTTCCGGCATGTCGATGCGTTTGAGCAGGTCGGTCAGATGGGTCTCGTCGCGGCGCAGTTCGGGCAGGAGCGGGTGCACGACGAGCTGTCCCTGACTTCCCTCGGTAGTGAGCTCGTCGCCGAGGGCCCTGCGAATGCGTCCGATGCGGTCGGCGGTGTAGCAGGCGTTCTCCAGTGTGCGGTACTCGCTTTCGGTGAGCTCCCATTTCGCGGTGATGTCGCGCCAGAGCCGTTGGCCGCGGCCGTTTTTGATCAGTCCGGCCGGCATACGGTGGGAGGCCGCGTCCTTGGCCATGCTTCCTCCCTTCGTAAGGTCATCCGAGTCTGTCGAGCAGGCTGAAAAGGAACGTGAGGTCGGCCAGTCTGGCCGGCGAATCGCGGAACGTGCGTCCTGTGACCGTGATGTAGCGTCCTTGGCTGTAGGCTTCGGCGTTCATGATGCCCCGCACCCTGATTCCGGCGCGTTCCGGCATCAGTCCCCAGATGTGCAGGCCGTCGCCGCCGGGGCTTATCTCGATCCATGTCTTTCCCCCGACCGGCGCGATGAGGCATTTGGCCCAGTCGGCGAGGTATCCGCGCGAGTCGTAGCAGTGGTCGAGGTCGATGCAGGCGATTCCACCGCCCAGCGCGAAGCCCAGTCCGTCGCCTGCGGTGGACGCCTCGGCCGCCTCGAACGTGCTCCACGTGTCCGGATCGGTGCTGGACGCCACGGCGCCGTCTATCGTCAGCGGGATTTTCGTCGTTCCGTCGCCTCGGACCACCTTGCGCCATCTGACCCATCGGTCGACCAATGCCATGCGCGCCGGAGGGTTGAGCCTTTTGCGGTTGGCCTGCTTCCGGCATGCGTCGGAGCAGTAGCGGCGGCGTCTGCCGCGACCGGTCTGTTCGGGGAGCTCGATTCCGCATGTTTCGCAGGCGTTCATACTCCCCATTATATTTGTTTTTCTCTCAGAAAACGCTGTATACCAGTATTTTCAACCGTTTTTGTTATTTCGTGACATCAGTAAAAACGTTTGTCCGGAAAAACGTGGAAGGCGTCGCGAAAAGCTGTGCCATGCCCGTACGTCGCAAAAACAGGGATATGCGGAACCATCTCGATGAAACGATGGAAAAACGTCGAAGCGCGAAAAACGGGACGGAGAAGCGTACGTACGACCTGAGTTGCTATCGGCGGTTAGGACCTTGGCGCCGGCGGAGTCCTCCCCCACCGGTATCGACACCTCAGTCAGCGGCCGATCAGGCCAGGGTGCCGTTCATTCGGATGCTTTCTCAGTCTTTTGTATCTTCTGTTCCTTTCAGCGCTCTCGCGCGCCGTCTTCGCCTTGTGGCAAGCATAACTCAACCATTGCAGATTCACCAAGGAATGGTTGTCTCCAGGAATAATGTGATCGCAATCCGTTCCGATTCCATCACAATCCTTCGCATGAATCCTCGCTTCGCAGCGTCCATGCGCCCGAGCCTTGACCATGGCCCTGCGGCTCTCCCAATCGTCGGGCAGCCTGAATCTTCTGTCGCTGCTGTTCCAATGCATCTGATTGCGCATATGCCACCATCCGTCCACCAAGGTCAGGTGGGATAGGCGCCTTCGGCGGGATTCGAACCCGCGTCCACTCGCGGCCACAAGGAAGAGAATCCAGTAAAGACTCGCGGCCGGTGCGATCTGCCACTGATTCCTACGAAGGCATGGACAGGCGGTTTGAGCATCACCACATCACGTAAGCGCGGGATTGGCTTGCCTGCCACTGTTGGTGTATGCCCACTCTGACGTGAGTGGGCGGAGCGTGTCCGATATGCCGTTCGGACAGGACGGTGTTACGTAGCCCAAGGAGTTAGGAGAATCCAAGGTGGATATGAAAAGGGTTCAAACCAAGTCACCTCGGTTTGAACCCTCTAATCCACTGACAATTGTGCGTTGCACTTTCGATTTTGTCAAATCGAGTCGCGTCGCACGACCTGTCCATGCACGTCGGAAAGCCTGTACAACGGCTGCCCCTTCACGTTTTCGCCAACCGGGTGGAGCCTGCCGCGCTTGCGCCATGAGCGAATCGTGTTCGCGTTGCACTGGAATCCGCATTCGCGCAGCAGTTCCGCGCACTCCCCCGCCGTGAATGCGCGTCCCGACCGAACGCATTCCCTCAGGAACCCCAACCGCACATCCGCCACAAGGTAAGTGTTGCCACACACGGAACATGCAACGCTTACCGCGCCGACCGCCGCTGTCAATTCGACTCCGCATAGCGGGTTCGGGCATCTTCCGATGCCATGTTTCGCAGGCGGCACGTCGATGATGTCCAGCGTCTTTCGAACCATCGACTCCCACTCATGGTAGAAGTCGGCGATGTCAGGCAGGCGGCACGTCGAGGACTGCCGGCGCAGACACGCAGCATGTCGACCAGCGGCGGATGCACGCCACAGGTAGCCCAAGGCATGGCGGGCGGAGCGTACAACCGGCGCCAGAGTGCGATTGCGGCATCCTCGATGGCCTGCATGTGGTCGAGCACCGGCAATCGGATTGGCGTCGGCGCGGCTGGAAGGTTGACGCGTCCAGGCTGGCGGCCTCCGTAGTGCGCGGTCGAGTCCAGGAACTCATGCAGCGAATCCAACCATGATGGATATTCCCGCAGCCAGCCGCGCATCAGCCCATCGCATCTCGCGCACATGGTGTCGCCGACAGCGCATTCTCCGCCGCAGACGAGGCACACGCCGGCGAGCGCTGGCTTGTTTTGGTTGGTTTGTGCTGGTTGTGTTTGGTTTGGTGTTGGTTGGGATTCGTTGTTTTGTTCGTTCATTTGTTCGATTCCCTCCGGCGTGGTAGTCTTCTGGTGGTGTCAGGAGCCCGGCCGGAAGGTCGGGTTTCTTGTTATTCGTGGTGTTGTTGGATGATTGCTTTGATTTCCTCTTTGGGGACTTGAGGAACCAGTGGCGAGATCTCATCGAGGCTGTATCCGGCCTGATGCCATTTGATGATCATGTCCATGAGGGTTTTCTTGACTTTCATTTCGTTTCCCTTCGTATTTGCTGGATGATCGTCTCGTATGGTTTGCGGTGGAAGATGCGTATCCACCATTCGGGGCGGCGGCCCCATATGGTTTTGACTTCGGTGAGGGGAAACCATGATACGTACCATTTTTGGCAATTTCCGCAGTACAGCACCTCGCCTTCCTCCTTCGGTCTGGGATGCTCATGGTCGAACGCTGGCGGCCTTGGCACCAAATAACTTCGATTACTCATTTTGTGTCCTTGAGTGTGATGCGTTTCATTCCTTCGCCGCCTCCATTTCTTGGACTTCACCGTCGAAAAAATCGATGATGAGATTGCAGATGGCGACCGCCGACGTTTTGAGCTGGGTTTTTTCCTCTTCGTTTTCGGCTTTGATGGCGAAAACGCCATCCTTGCTGTTGAAATCGAGTCTCATTTCGTGTCCTTCGTGGTTGGGCGGACGGTGAATGCGACGAGTCCGGTCTCGGCATGGAACACCTTGGCCGGCTCGCCAGTCCTCAAGGACATGGCCTGCGCGTAGTCGCCGGCATCGTCGATGTTCTCGAACGTTCTGACGCCTTCCGTGGTGACGACGTTGTAGCTCATCTTGCCGGCTCCTTGTCAGCGCCGCTCACATGGCTCCAGTCGCATGACAGGCCGCCCTGCTTGTAGTCCGAGTAGACGACGCAGTCCACTTTCCTCGTGTCGGTCAGGGTGACGACGCATTCACTGAAGTCGTCGTCCATGTCGGAGCACCGCGAGTCGATTGACCTGACCTCATGCGCTGGCGTCGAAGGCTCCGACGCGCTCCCGCATCCGGCGAGCGCGAGGAGGAATACCGGTGTGAGCAGGAACATGGTGATGGCGGTAAGGCCGATGCCGGCGAGCGCGAGTGGTTTGCGTTTTCTCATTTCGAGTGTTTCCTTTCTTGTCTGGTGGCTTCCGTGTTCCATGCGCGGATGGCTTCCTTGAGGTCGTCGTGGCGGGTGAGGATGAGGATGCCGTGATGGTGTTGGCAGGCGCATGCCCATATCTGCCGTATGGCGAATGTTTTCCGGTTGACGGCCCAGGCGATCCGGTCGAAGCTGATGTTCCGGCTGCCGCAGGTCGGGCATGGCACTGGTTTGTGCCATTTGCGCGGTCGTGTCTCCTTGGATACGGTCTTCGTGGTTTTCTTCTTCATTGTCACCATGTCTTTTTCAGGAGTGTGCGGTACCGGATGTAGTCGTTGATGTCGCGTCGGATGCAGTCGCGTACCCTGTGCGTGCCACGATGCCCCTCGTACGGATCCTCGGGACAGTCGATGAACCTCAAATACCGGCGGAGCGTGGTCAGGTCGAACTTGCGGTAGGACAGCCACCTGTCCGGGGCCAGGTCGAGACGTTTCAGGAAGTCGATGTCGAAGTCCACGTTCGTTCCGGCCGGAACCAAGGTGAAGCGTTGCGACAGGGATTCGAGATACTCCTCCACGGCGTTCGCGACCGCTCCCACGCAGTCGTTCCCGGCGGAACCGTTCAACAGTTCGAACAGGAGGCCGTTGTCCGTGTGCATGGAGAACACTATCGGGCTCATGTCCAACAGGTCGAGACAGTCCGGACGGATGATGCGATGCAGGGATCCATACGAATGTTCGCCCAGCACGTCGGTGCATTCCATGCCGACCTCCAACGGCAGACTGTCATTCCTGTCCGTGCCGGTCGTTTCGAAGTCGAGCCAGAGCAGCGCCTCCGGCTTCCCATTCCGGTCTTTGTCCTGTTTCCTCATGATTCTTCCTTCCAATCGCTTTGCCATTCGATGATTTCGATTTGCGTGAGCCGTTGCGCCGTGCCGTCATCCAACAGCCACCACCAGTCGCCGTTCCAGTCACGTATCGGCACGCTGAGCGGACCACGCCAACTCGGGATGATGTAGCCGAACCGTTCCGCCTCCGCCGGATGCGCGTGCGTCCAACCATGACAGCCGGTCGTACCGGAACCGCACAGTTCGACGATGTTGCACGGCAGGTCGCGCACGGTCGGGTCGGCCCGACGGCGCAACTGCCTGTGGTGGCCGCTCCTGCCCGGCCAGACGCTCGGGTCGTGCAGGTTGCGTCCGCAACGCATGCAATGCCAGCCCTGACGTTGCAAGGCGACGCGTTTCGATTCCTGGAATTGCCGGTCGCTCATCGTCGCTCCCTTCCGATTTGTTCGAGCAGGTTGATGCAGGTCGAGCAGTCGCGTTTGATATCGCGGACGAGGTCAAGGTCCATATCGGCGAGCGCCGGGCCTTTGAGCGCGTCGAGTTCCAATCGGTCCGCGGCTTGGATGGCCGAGGTGAGGATGCCGGCCATGTGTGCGATGGTCATGGCGTTCATGCCGCCGCCTCCTGTTCGAACAATTGTTCGGCCAATACGTCGCCGGGCACGTTCGCGAGCTGACGGCGCAGCATGTCCGGGTCCACGCCCTGGTTGAGCAGGTCCGCGACCTTGCATGCGAGCTCCATGTACGTGTCCGTGCCTTCGCAGGCTATCGGGCCGAGTACGCGTTTGACCTCTTCGCTGCCCCACGTATACCGGCGAGTGCCGGTTTTGGGTGTGGCGAATCCGCGTTCCTTGCCTTTGACGAGCCAGTTGCGGAATTTCGCGTTCCAGTCGGCTGATCTGGTTCCTGAGTCGAGTGCCCGGTCGCGGAATTTCCCGGCTTCGATGTCGCAGTCGATGCCGAGCTTGTCGGCGAGCGCCCTGTGTTCCTCGGTTGGTTTCCAGTCGGTTGGGATGGGTGTTGTTGTTTTCGCGCGCGGGTCTCTCTCTATAGTCTTTATTGTTTCTATAGATTTAGTAGTATTGTCTGCACGCTGTGTGCACCCCTGATTCATGCCAGATTCATGCCAGTTGCACCCCTGATTCATGCCTGTTTTTTGGGGTGCATTTCGTTCACCCCTGTTTTTTGGTTTGATTTCTTGGGGTGCATTTCGTTCACCTCTGTTTTTTGGCAGGTGCATGTCATACACCTTCGGTCGGCGGTTTGGCGCGATATCGTCGACGATGTGCTGGTTGCCGTATCTCAAGAAACCCTTCTCGCGCAGGGACCGGAGCTTGTTGTGCACGGTGCGTTCCGACATATGCAGCTGCGATGCGATGGTTTTCGCGCTCTTCGCAAAGCCCTTGCCGTCATCGCCGGTCCAGTCGGCCACCATCATCAGAAGACGAAGCTCATAAGGGTCAAGCCCGTACTCGTGATACAGCAGTTTCCGAACATTCTCCATACTCATGATTCGTCATCTCCTCCACCGAGATATGCGCCCTTGAGTGCCTTCCTCTCGTCCTCACTCACCTGGTAGCCAATCCGTTCCAGCACGTCGTACCAGATGTCCATATCGTCCACGCCACGCCGTTGGCGCCAGTAGTTCCAGCCGATGTTCGACTCCCAGCGGGCGGCCAGGACATCGAGGATGCGCAGCGGCCTGTCCCTCAACACCATGCGGATCGAGTCGAGGTTCTCCTTGCATTCCAACGACCAGTGCTCGTCGTCATGCTCGGTGATCGGCAGGCTCCAGCCGAACGCGATCAGCTCCCTGATGACGTCCTCGCCCTTGTAGGACTGGTACGGGAACACGCTCCTCCAGCCGACCGTGTCAGCGAGCGCGAGCCTGCAGATTCCCGTTTCCGCGTGTTCGTGGGTGAGTGCGCGGAGGTTGTGTTTCAGCCATGTGGTGCGGTTGGCTTTGGCGATCGCTTCGAATTCGCGGGCCTGTCGGTTGAGTTCCCTGCCTCGTGCCTTGATGGCATTGTCCTCGTCGGTCTTGGCTTTGTCTTTTTCGAGCTCGTCGGCGGGAACCGGCAGGTACGTGCAGAACTCATCAAACGCGGAATTCTCGTACACACGTGCGGACGGCCAATTGGATTCCCTGGTGAACGAGGTCCAGAAGTCCGTTTCGATGTTGGATATCATGCGGCCGGCCCGGTATCCGTACGGATGCCAGTTCCAGAAGTTCTTTCCGTCTGGGAAGCTTTCGACTTTGATTCCGGCTTTGGCGAGCGCCTTCTGCGCCTTGTCGTGCCATGCGGCTTTACGGCGTTCCCGGGAGAGCCGCTGGTAGGTCCAGTCGAAATCGTCGGCGCGGGCGAGCTCGCGCTGCATGTCCGGGTCGGACTCGAATTCCGCGAGCCTGTCGAGCTGGTCGAGACTCATCTGGCTGAAATCGGCCGCCACGTCACGCGTCTCCTGCGGGATTCTGGCTATCTTCAACCGTCTGCGGACGAACCGGTCGCTGCGTCCCGTCTTCTCGGCCATCTCCTTGACGCCCACGCCTAGATCGAGGAGCCCCTGATAGCCGTCGGCCTCCTCGATGGGCGTCAAATCGGAGCGTTGCGAGTTCTCGACCAGCATGACCTCGCGTTCCCTCCGCGCGTCCATCCTTTCGATGATCGCCGGCACGAACTCGAGTCCGGCCTGTTTGGCGGCGGCGAGCCTGCGATGGCCGATGACGACTCGGTACTGCGCATGCCCGTCGATGTCGGTCTCTCCCGTCGGCGTGACCAGGAGAGGCTGTTTGATGCCCTGCGAGCGGATGCTCGCCTCCAGATCGGCCACGTCGCCCACCTGCCTGCGTGGATTGTTCGGATTCGGATGCAAATCCTCGACGGGCAGATCCTCTATGGTGATGCCCATGATTCCTCCTTAGAATTCCGGTTCGGATTCCGGCTTGCCGAAATCACCGAACGATGACGACGAACCCGAAGCCGAGCCCCACGGGTCGGACGGCGGCAACGAAGCGCCAGCAACGGTGGTTCCACCCGTATAGCCCGCCGGGGCGGAGGACGGATTGCCATACGCTCCAGCCGTGCCACGCTGCGCCTTGGCCACCTGCGCCGTCGCATACCGCAAGGAAGGGCCGATCTCATCCACCTGCAATTCGAATACGGTTCGCTGGGAACCGTCCTGCGCCTGATAGGACCGCTGCTGAAGTCGGCCCTGCGCAATCACACGCATGCCTTTTGCCAGGCTTTGCGCGCAATGTTCGGCCATGTCGCGCCACGCGGAGCAGCGCATGAACAAAGCCTGACCGTCTTCGAACTGGTTCGTGTTACGGTTCCAGGTGCGCGGGGTGGAGGCAATCGTGAAGCTGGCAACGGATGCGCCGCTGCCAGTGGTACGAATCTCCGGATCAGCCGTGAGGTTGCCCACCACGGTAATAATCGTTTCGCCAGCCATTAGAACCTACCTTTCACGGCGAGAGTCTTGATGATGCGGATGGTCTCGCCACCATCCCTGGTCTTCACCATGTGCGTCAACTGCGCGGCCGCTCCCTGATGGAAACTGTCACCAGGCATCACCTCCAACACGGGAGACGCCACCTCAGACACGAACCGGCCCACCAGTCCGTTGAAACGCACGCCCAACGATTCGAGGATCTCCAGCTCCTTCCACGCCTCGGTCTCCATCGCCCGACGGCACGCCTCAGCCACCGCCCTGTCGCCACGCGTCATCCCCTTCGTGCCGACGTCCTTGACCGGAGCGTTCGGACTGAAATGCCAATGCGGCAGAATCTCCTTCATCGGTTCCTCCCTTGACCTTGATTGATATGAGATTGATTGATATGAGCCGGACCGCTGGGCGCCATGACAGCAAATAATCGCGCCCATCGTTCCCACACCCCCAGGAAAGCTGAACGAAACGGGGATGCGGGCGGCGTTGACGGTCCGGCCAAGCGCCGGCGGCGGGATTCGAACCCGCAGCGGACGGCGTGACGGCGGAAGACGTGAGAGTGAATGCGTGAAATGCAATGTGAGATGAAAGGACACACTCCTCCGCCATCCGTCCGCGTCCTTGTACGCCGGCGGATACGGTCAGACGTCGTCCTCCACGTCATCGCGCGGAGCGAACCTGACCGTCAGCCACAGGGCCGTGGCCAGATACACGCCCTCCACCACAAGCGCGCCCGTCAGACCGCCGCCATGCCAGGTGAGCATGAGCGTCACGCTCACGATCATGCCGACGACCGCGGCCGCGAACTTGACGCGCCGCAGCGTGTAGTTCGGCCTTCCCTTTTCGGACCTGTCCTCGATGCGATAGTCGTTGTCGGTCATCTTGCGCCTCCGATGCTTTGAATGAATTCCCTTGCCTGGTCTTTTCCGATGCTCGCCAGCTCGTGGCTTCCGTCGACGTCGAGTTCCATGAGGCTGGCGCCCTTGCCCGTGACGCGAATCGCGTAGCCGGTCAAGCCGAACATGATCACCGTGTCCCTCGGCGGTGCGGGTGGTGTCAGCAGCGTTTCCGCGTCGATTCTCCTGAGTGTCATCACAGCTCCTTGCGAATGTCGTTCATGCTTACTCCTCCAACGATTTGACGTATCGGTCCATTTCCTCGCGTCTGATGTGACGGCGGGAAGGCGTTCCTCGTTTGCTCGGCGGACGAAACGTGTCTATGTCGCCCTGGTTGACAGCCTGTCGGAGGCCGTCGTAGTCGATCCCGTACAGGCTCGCGGCCTGCGGGATGGTCCATGCGAGCCTGTCCTTCAACGGGATGTGGCTCGCGTCCTTGAGCTGGTCTGTCTGTGTGGCCATCACTCGCCTCCTTTTGCGATTAGAATCGGTTTCATGTGTCTTTCGGATTGGGTCTCCATAGCCAGTGCTGCGATTGCGCTCGTATCGTTCGGCGTGGCGGTGGCTTCTGCATGGTTCTCGAAGAAGCAGGTCGACGCGGCCATGGAAGCGAACCGCATCAGCGCCGCCGCATTGGACGTCTCTCGGCAGCAGCTCGCGTTGGAACGCGATTCCGGGAGGAACGCCGCATCGCTGCCGTACGTTCCGCCATGGCGTCTTTCGTGGGTGAAGGGTGACATGTACGCGTTGACGAACGGGGGTTCGGACGTCGAACACGATGTGCACGTGAGCCCTCCGGCATACAGCGCCGTTGCAACCGAGATGGATTTCCCGGAAATCGGCCCCATGTCGTCGGTCACGTTCATGCTCTTGCTCACCGAGGCCTCCCCGAATCGCAACGTGAAGGTGACCTGGCGTCATGCGGAAGAGACCGACACTCGCTCCTGGAACGGAGTCCTTCCTCCTCGTGGGTGATCCGCCGGCTGTCGCACATGGCTTTTCGCAGTTGCACCAAGCTTCGGTGCTGTGAGAGCAGCGCGGCGTTGCATCCGATAAGGCTGATGACATCGATGACGAGACAGACGATTTGAACTATGCGCATCACGCGCCTCCTTTGTGTGTGTGATGCCGGGCGGCGTTAGGAGAACCGCCCGGCCCTCTCCTAAAATCGGTGTCATCCCGCATTTCCGACGTGCGGGCCGAACAGTTAGGAGAAGAATCAATGGATGGATCCGTATTGGCCGCATGGGCCGGTGCCGCGGCCTCGCTGTTTGGTGCCGGATTGACCGTTTGGTGGCCCTGGCATAACAGGCCGCAGGCGGACTGGACCCTGCTGGAGCACTTGTCGGATCCGGGATGTCCAATCTCCGCAACGATTCCCGGGTTTTCCGATTGGCTGAAGTCTCGCGGCGAGGCCGAGCCGGATTCCGTCTGCTCCGTGTACAATTCCGGTGACGGCGACGCGTACGACGTCTCAATCGAGGGGATTGGATGCAAGGCGTATTTCCTGCTCCTGAGACCCATCGGCGACAACATCGAGTTCATGACGCCGAGCAGTATCGCGCAATTCAAAGCGGCCGACCGTGTATATGTCATCGTGCACGCCGACAATAAAGCCGATGTCATAGCAATCCGCCTCCATTGGACGAAGCAACCGACGCATTTGATGCGCCGCGTGTTCCGCTCCTATTCGATTCATGGGTCGCTCCCGGAACAGCCGCGTCATCCGATACCGGAGACGAGACGGCATTTCCCAACTCTGACGAGATACCGGTTCGAGCATTCGAGACTGGGATTATGGTTATTTGCGCATCCCCGACTGCATCCGATTTCCCGGACTCTGGGTTCTTCCCCAACGACAGGATCCAACCGATCGGATCAAGATTAATGAGGATCCGAATCAAAGCCAGGGAAAGACTGAACAGCCCGGCCGTGAGTGATATGCATGCCGGCAGCCATGTCCCATCCATCACGCGCCCGCTTTCGTGTATTCGAGCTGGAGGGTGGCCTCGCTCATGCGTCGGGCGATCAGGCCGAGTCCCTTCCTGGTGATCTTCACGGTCGGCGCGAAGCTGAATGTGGTGCCGTCCCTGTGGGTGCCGTGGGTTTTCGGCGGGACCATGACGAGGTGGCCGGCGTCGATGCGGTTCTGGCGTGCGCTCCAGTGGCCGTTCTCGCGGAAGACCCACCCGTTGTGTTCGAGCCAGGAGAACAGGGTCTTGCGGCCGATAGGCCTGCCCAGGTTGCTGAGCAGTTTCGCGCTGTTGCCCACGGAGAGCACGTCGGGGATGTCGACGAAGTTGTCCCACATGGAGGCTTTCGGCTGGAGTTCGTCGATGCGCGTCTGCTGGGCGGCGATCTTCCGCTGCTGCTGTTCCATGGTGCGCTGGCCGATCATCACAGCCTTCGCGAGGATGGTCATGTCATCATCCGCGTCTGTGGTGGGAATGTAGCCTCCGGTTTTGCGGATCTGGGGCAGCACCTCATGCGTCACCCAGCGTTTGAACTCGTGAGCTTCCGGCTTGCGGGAGCCAAGCACGAGGCTGTAGAGACCGGCCTCGTTGACGATGTTGGTCTCACCCTGACGCCCTAGATTGAATCTAGACCGTTCATCATCGTCAAGCCTTTTCAACGCATCGGATGGGTTACTGATTTCGAGGATGTCGCATACGTCCTTGGCGACGAACCAAGGCTCCCCCGCCTCATCGGTCAGGGTACGCAACGAGGCGCCGTTGAAGTTGTAGGATTGAATCTCACTGGTCATTTTGTTTCCTTTCGAAGTGAGGGGCGATGAACGCCGCAAAGTTTGTAAAGAATTTCCTGCTCACAGCCAACGAAGAGCAGAACGTGACGTTCTCCATCGCAGACGTGTCTGGAGCCATGTCTGTCGTGGAACAGACGATTCGCGTTATGGCTGAAGCCGGCAACGAGGACGCGCAACTGGCCTCGACCTGCCTTGAATCAATCTGGCTTGATATCTGGGCCGCGTACGAGCACGGAGGGAAAAACCGCGAAATGCACAGGTCGAACGTTTCCCTGAGCATTCAGGACCGGATGGCGCTGCGCACGGCGGAACGACTGCTGGACCAGGGACCCGAACAGTATCCACGTGAACGCCGCGACGATATCCGTTCGATGATCGATGAACTGCCATCGTTACTGAACAACATCACACTCCCGCAAGGGCTCAAGGAATACATCGCCCGCCTTGCACGCGAAGTTCGAATAGCGTTGGACGAGTACGACCTGACCGGCGATTTCAAGCTCGATATCGCGTTCACCAGATTGCAGACCTCGCTCAATGTCGCAGCCACCGTTTCCAAAGACGCCGACTCGCAGGGAAAGCTGGTTGAATTCTTGAGAACAAAGGTTTGCCCGTGTCTTGCTGCCGGCGCTCTTGTGCTTGGAGCCGCAGCGGACGGCGCGACTGTTTTGGATTATTTCGGAGTCCACTCCCAGATTGCTTCATCCCAGCAAGCTTTGAATACGTCTCACGAACAATCCGGGAACGATAACCCTCAAGATCAGTGAGGGTCAGCCGTCCATCAGCCGCCTGTATCTTCAGGTCGTCTACGACGCCATAGAAGACATCGAGCGCGGCTTCGAATGAGTCTCCGTCATACTTGGATAAATCAACAACCATTGGTTGCTCCTTTCGATTCATGCGTCGGCGAGCGCCGGTTGCCTATGGTTTGATTTGGTTGATTCCGTCGATTGGCTGGAGGAGCTTGATCATGAGCTGGTAGAGGCTCATGCCGAGCATTGCGGCGGCTTTCTCGAGTTGTTCGGTGGTGAACGACCCTTCGCCTTGCAATCGCTTGCTAATGTTTTGCTCGCTCACCCCAAGTTCTTTGGCGAGCGCGGCCTGCGTCTTGCGGTGGCGTGCGAGCTCGCCGCTGAGGTTCCTTGCGATGGTTTCCGTTTCGCTCATCGGTTGCCGCTCCTTTCTGGTTGGTCCGTTCCCTTGCGACAACTCTCAATCTACCTATTTAGGTGATTCAATGTATCTACCTATATAGGTTCTTTACAAAATCTACTTATTTAGATAGACTTCAGGCATGGCACGAGGATCTAAAAACGAAGTCACCGAAGACAGCAAAAGAATCATCGATGTATGTCGACAACTGTTGAAAAATAGCGGCATCACAATAGACGAATTCTTTGATTCCAGCGGATTGAGCAACAACTACTGGTACAAGCGCATGCGCTATGAGGCACCGTTGAACACGTCCGACGTGGAGCACATCGCCTCCACATTCGGGCTCACCAGCCTCGACATCTACACCCGCGCCCTGGGCAGCGAGGCCGCCCGCACCTACGAGGCCCGCGAGCGCGAATCCCAGATCACCGATGATCTCATCGACCGTATCGCCGCGCACCCCGAAGACTATGACGTGGCCGCGAACAGGGATCCGAACGCACGCCTCGAAGCCGAGACGCCGGACGAGTGAGAGGAACGGACATGTCGAGGAAGAATAGGAAGCCGAGGTTCACTCTTTCGCAGGAGGAGGCCGAACGGCTTATCACGGCCGTCAAGAACGCCGTGGAGGATGTGTTTCGAATGCCGGCGGCCGGCGAGCATAACGCGGAATTCCACGTGAGAGCCGATGACGGGGAGAAATTCACCATCGCCGTCTTCCAAGGAACCAAGAACGCAGCAAGGCATCAGATATCAGCCCGCATCACGAAACTGGGAATTCCGCTGATACGCTTATGTGTCAACAGCGGAACGCACAACAATCCCGACGGCACACGGATATCGGGTACTCACTGGCATGTATACAGGGAGGGAGACGATGATTTGGTGGCGTATCCGGCCGATCTGGCGTCCGATGGATTCGTGGACGCTACCATAGCCTTATTGGATAAGTTCAACGTGATCAAAAGACCAGTCTTCCAGGAGAGCCTGATATGAACAGCATCGAGAGCATCAAGCCCGACGAGCTCATCGAGGAGTATGGTGAATGGCTCAAGCACGAGTCCTCTGCCAAGGACCTCGGAGAGTGGAAGGAGATAACGCTCCCGATGTTCGACCACTCCAACGATGATCTGATCTTCTATGCCAAGACCGCCGGCGACGGCATCATGTTCACCGACGACGGGTACACACTCGAATCGTTCCGACAGAACGGCGTCACAATCACAAAGGCGAGGCGCGAGCGCATGGAACGCATCGCCCGCAAATACGGTGCGGGCATCAAGAACGACGAAATAGTGCTCGAATCGGACGGAAGACGCGGCGATGCCATGAACCGTTACGCGCAGGCCCTCATCGGCGTCGGGTCCATGATGGAGGCCGCGCAGCGGAGGGTTGCGGAATACTTCGCGGATGACGTGGCCACCGTGCTGGATGGATGCAACGTGTTCTATACGGCAAGCGTCGGCATCCGCGGGGTGTCGCGATACGAACACAGCTTCGACTTCATCTTCCAGCGCAGCGCGAACCATCCGACGAGGTTCTGCCAGGCTCCGAACAAGTTTGACAAGGACGCCGTAAGGAACATCATGTGGGGTTGGGAGGACACGCGCAGGGCCAAGGAACGCGCCGACGCGAAGCTCGTGGTCATCGGCGACGACCGCGAAGGCCCGCTGCAGGACGGGGCGTCCGAAGCGTTCGCGAACTGCGGAGTAAACGTGATCCCGTATTCGCAGCTGGCAAAGAGGGCCCCGCAGGAGCTGGCCGCGTAGGGAATGGGGACAGTGAGAGCAATCGGCATCGAATGCCTGCATGCACAGGCCGGAGAGATGGGGCTGGCCGTCGAATCGACGGACCTCCCACGCGACATATGCGGCCTGTACGACGACCGTCACGGGCTCATCCTGCTGGCCGACTGGCTCAACCAGCGCCAACGCCGCTGCACATTGTGCCACGAGCTCATACACGCCAGACACCACGACCCCGGGTGCGGCACGCAGTATGGGTTGAAATGCGAGCGCCGTTGCCGTAGGGAGACCGCGTTGGCGTTGATATCGCCGGTGGATTACGGCATGGCCGAGACGGTGTACGAGGGCAATACGTGGATGATGGCAGTGGAATTGGGCGTGACCATCCAGGTGTTGAACGACTACCGGCAGCTATTGTACGATTCCGGCGTGTGCGTGCAGTGAAGCGTAGACTATTGTCTGACCGTTTTTTGAAGGGAGAAAAAGGTTATGTTTGACTCTGGAGAAGGTTTCTTGTTCATGCTCGTCGTGGCGGTTTTCGCATGCATGATCGAGTATTTCGTCATCAAATGGGCCGTCAAGGACGGCATCAAAGAATCCGGGATCCTCGCTGCCATCGATCACACGCATGATGCGGACACCGGAACCGAAGATCACAATTCCGACAAGACCGAATCCGACAAGCCCAGCCACACCGCGTGACGACGTCGTTCCGGAAAAGCCCCGCAACAAGATTGCGAGGTATTTCATATGCCTGAAAGAGAAGAGCACGACATATGTTTATAATCATCGTCATACTGGGAGTGTTGATTGCCTATGTCTGCATCACAGCAGCCGAGAAGGCCGACGCTCCCTCAACCCAAACCGACAACGACACGGAAACAATCGATACCATCAGCGCCGATGGTCTAACGCCCGTACGCATGCTGCCCGTCGGACGAACCTCAATCGTCGGAGAGCGTTACCGTCTGTCATCAATCAGAAATGCCATAAGCGGGCATGAACGCGAGGTGGCACCGATGGGAGCATGGGACAACACGCTCATGCTCACCGCGGCGATACTGAGGGAACCGAATAACAAGTACGACAGGAATGCGGTCTCGGTGTCCATCAATGGCATCCTCGTTGGCTACATCGCAAAAGAGGAAACCCACCTATGGCAGCCTTGGATGAAACTGATGGAAAGGAACCTCAGATATCCGACATGCGATGCCGCGGTATATCGCAAGAACGGCGGAGGCTACGAAATCATCCTGCACTGCTCCCCCACGACGCCGTTCGCAGCGAACGACTGCCCCACAGGCTACATCTGCTTGGACGCGGAGCATCAGGTCTCGGTCCTAGGAGAGGAACTCTATCAGGACAAGCTCGGAACATACGGCGTTGACACATTCGTATGGGTCACATTGGGAAAAGGCGAGATCCCAAAGGGCAAACACAAAGGGAACCCCACATACTGGGCTTCGCTGGACGGCACCGAAATCGGATACATAACCACAATCCAATATGAAAAATACAAGACGCAGCTGGGAATATCACCATCCTGCTGCATCGCTTTCATCTCACAGGGGCCCAAGAAGCTCGAACTCTCGCTGATGCTCCCCAAGGCCTGATTGTCGCAGCGCTCTCGTAGACATAAACCCCGGCCACCCGCATACCACAAGCGCTGGGGTCTAAGATTTGTGTCCTTAAAAAGTACCGACTCTTATGGGAGAGTGAGAAAGTCTATGTGGCCTCTGACGAGATCGTATTGCTTCGATGTTGCGGCGTAATATAGCTTATTCGCCGTAATATCAGCCGCCCTGACCAATGAGTCCTGACAGGAGTCTTTAAGCTGCAGCTGCACTGCTTTCATTTCCGGGAACAGTGGCGGGAAGAATCGATTCCAAGTCTGGTTATACGTTCCGCTTTTGAACTCGCTTTCGAGCGATTCCCCTAATTCGTAGCGTCCGTCGGTGGCTGTGGTGTGCTCGTCCATAAAGACGTATATGTTCTCGACGTCTTCAGCTTTGATTTCCTGTCTAATGAGCATGTTTTGCAGAGCCGACTTCAATCCCCGTTTGAAGACGTAATCCAAGAAGCGCTGCTTGCTCTTCTTGTTTTCGAAGATATTCGTCAAGACATTCTGCTGATTCACGACCACGCCGAACCTATGGTACGGGTTCATGGCTCGGAACATCGAGGATTTCTCCTTGTTCGTCAGATAGATTGCTTTCATTTCGCGGTGACCACGCGCGGCGCCGGCACGCCTCTGTACCTTCTCAACCGACCGGTATCTGCGCTGTCCCTCATCGCGTTCATCATTCCCAAGGAAGATAAGTCCGCCGAACACGAACACGTCGTTGTGAATTCGGTCGAACACGCCAGATTCATCGGCATATACGAAGATGTTCATGTTTTTCCTCCAAGACGCAGAAAAGGCCGCTTGAAGCGGCCTTTTCTCCATGGGGCCGACGTCGGAACACGACGCTTAAACGTTAATTCGGTATCCCATGTATACAGCGCATGTAGCCTGCGCTATCAAAATAGCAGAATATCGTCGCATAGACAAGACCACGGAG